TTTCTACCTGGTCAGGTATAGACAATGCGTCAGCAACAGCCGCTTCCTTATCGAACATAATGTGTCTACGGCCAAATTCCATTGGATTTGTAATAGACCACATGACGTCCTTTACGATTTTAGTAGCAGGATCATCTGACCTGGCTACATCGTAAAAATATACTCCGAGTCCTAAAATAGGGAGCAGTTTACCTGCTCCATAAGTAGTGGCTCCTCTGGTAAATTTCTTCGCTCTATGGATCTTGACTTTACCTGGAGAAACTTGAGAATACTTTCCAGTGCGAGGTTGTCGACGAAAGTGTGCGTCTTGCCTCTTCGTGGCTCCTCGCTTGGTTCCAGCAGGTTTGTAGTCAAACCGCTTTTTCGATACCGACTCACCGGCCATAGGATTAGTTGGAGACACTAATCTCAATTCTTTATGTTGGGCCTTTGTGAGATTTGTCCACTCTCTACGAGCCGGCATCGATTGGGTAGACATCGCCATCTGCTCCATCCCAATAGCCTTGAGATGGGCTCCACCCTTCTTTGACATCTTATACACAGCCAAGCCGCCTCCAGAGGAGCCTGAGGACGAAGGTAAGTCTGCATTGGCAGACACTATGCCTCCGTGGTTGTGTACTAAGCAATGCGCTCTTGAAGGATAGCACTCGGTAGGATCTCGTGGCATTATGCCTTCTTCCTTCTAACGCCTGCTTTTACGGTAGCAACTCGGCGGCCGTCTACATACTTGTAGCGGACCAAGGAACCTTTCCTCAAACTACCTGTTCTACCTTTCTTTCTGAAAGGCTTTCCAAAAGTGATTTTCTTTTTTGCCATGTTCATCCCACCGTGATTGTGGGTAAGAACGCTGCCAATCCCATGAATTTACAGTAGGCTGTAAATATCATATAATTCAATAGATTTTGTGGATTACGCATATGCAGAAGCATCTTCGTAAATGTTAGAGTGGTCGGAGCAACTACAGTTTCAGTTACACTTTCAACTTCACTCAAAACTCTTCACCTTCGGATTCAACATCTAATACAAGTTCCCAGTCTCCATCAACAGATGTGACATCAACTTGAATTAATCCACACAATGCCTGGAACCCATGAATTGGGGCTACTGGCATTTGATTAGTAGAAGTAGCTACAGATTGTCGCTGAAGATTGTAATCGCCTGAAAGATTAGTATCGGCGATTCCAAACATACTTACTTCATCGTAAGGAGGCTGGTCTCCTTCAGCCTCGATAATAGTGATTCTATCATCATCAGCATCCGACGCATCGAATAAGTTAGCAAGCGGGTCTGCCGCATGGTCAGGGCTTGCTTCTGGATCTCTATCAGAGACCTTTGGCCTAGTATTGAGCCATGACTCAATCAATCCTACTCTAGTCCATCCAAGTGGGTTGGCTTCATTCTGAAGCCCTCCACTCTTTGGTCCGACAATCTTCAGATTAAACTGGTCTGAAGGTAGTCGCACTCCGCTGTTATCCTCAGACGGGTCTTCTGTAGTAATAACAGAATAATTCCATTCAGGAGCCGAGGAAAGATAGAGGTCTTCCCCATGAGCGTCCTTGGGAAGCATAGGGGATGAGCCATGTGAATTATTCAAGTACACTTTGAAGTCATTGTACTTGCCTGGCTTCAACCCTGGGCTGGCTTCAATAGTATCTGAAATCATTCTCTTCCAGATACGGAAACCACGATTTACGGCTGTCCTTGCAGTCCATGTATTTGGGGCCGTATTCAGATTAACTCTGGAGACATTGTCTCCTTGAGAACCATCAACAAAAAATCCACCATAAACCGTGTAGATTTTTTTCTGTCTTTTTAATTTTCTCATTTGGAGAGAAAGTGCCTTCGCCAAATCGATATAGGTTTCTCCGGTTCCATTGCCAGTGAACCGCATTCTTACAACTGCCATAGAAAAGGCGATAGAGTTCTCCTTAAAGAACTTGTTGTAAACTCCCCTCTTGCTGACATTCGTCAGGCAATTCACCGCCCCGCTCCCGAATCACGAGGCTGTGCTCGGATGCATGCACCACTGCGCTCATCTCGATGCCCGTTTTCAACGACCAGAGGCCGTCGACTATTTAGATGAATCCTTGGATGCATCGGGTAACCAATCAAAGTCATATGATATTCTCATATGCAAAGAAAGAGACATAATGTGTTCTTTGTCAGGGACAATTTCATCTTTAATTCTGCAACGATGTCTCCTCTTGAGTTGAGACACCATTTTCCCACACTTGGTACAAGTGGTGGCCATTAGCAACACCTGCAGTCAAAGGGCCAGCAGTGTGAACAAACTCTCCGAGGTGAGAAGGAGTAGGACGGAGGCATGGGATGCAAGCCTACTCCTCCTCGGAGTCGTTTTTTTTTTGAGCTTCATGTACAGCCAAGTCCATGCGACAGTAACAGTCGAAACATATCCTGTCTTGATGAGCCTCTCCAGCGAGAGATATACCACATTCTTTGCATCCCATGTTTACACGGAATGGAATCCGGCATATGAACTCATTGCATTATCCGAAGAATATTCCTCCCAAATCATAGGGATTCTTTGGAAGTATTCTCCGAAGTTCTTCAGCCGACCTTTCTACCTGGTCAGGTATAGACAATGCGTCAGCAACAGCCGCTTCCTTATCGAACATAATGTGTCTACGGCCAAATTCCATTGGATTTGTAATAGACCACATGACGTCCTTTACGATTTTAG